GGAGGAAGTACCCGTGTATCTGACCGAGCCGACGCCCGCGCCTGTGCTGGCCGGGGATACGAACCTCGACCTTGTGGGGCATGTGTTTGACTGGCAAGCCGCGCTCGGCGCGTGCAATGCGGACAAGGCGGCGATACGGGCCGCAGCCGGGAAGGAATGATGATGCAGCCGCCCGCCCCGTTGGAGGGGCTTGCCTACTACACGCAAAGCCTGCTGGCCCTGTGGCCTGAGAAGGCCGTCATAGGTTCGTGCGTCGCCGGCGTCGTCTCGCTGTTCGGCGGGGACGCCTATCTGTTGTGGATGCTTGGGGCCATGCTGGTGGCCGACTTTGCCTTTGGGCTGGCGGACGCCGTGCGGCGCAGGCATTTCCGTTGCCGGATGCTGGCGCACGGGGCGCTCAAGTTCCCGGCCTACTGCCTTTACTTGCTGATTGTCGGCGTGGTCAACGCCAGCCTTTCCCGGTCTTTCGGCGGGTTCGACATGCCGTTGCTGAACCTTTTCATTGCCTACCTGATCATCACGGACGCCGTATCCGTCATTGCCCACATGCAGCGGCTCGGCATCCCCGTGCCGGACCTGTTGCGGCGGGTGCTTCTCCGCAGCAAGCGGAAGGTGGAGCGGCGGGTGGATGAGGCCGTGGGCGGGGACGACGATGCCCCCTAGACCGCTCAAGGTGTGCCGCCATGCCGGATGCCATGAGCTTACCCGCGATCCGTCCGGCTACTGCCCGAAGCACAAGGACGCGGCGGAAGCGCGGGCGAGGAAGTGGAAGGCCGAACAGGACAGCCAGCGGGAGAGCGCATATCGGCGCGGGTACGGTGCGAGGTGGCGGAAGCTGCGGGCGCAGATCCTTATGGATGAACCGTTGTGCCGGGAGTGCCGCAAGGCCGGGTGCATCGTGCCGGCGACGGACGTTGACCACATTGTGGCCAGAGCCGACGGCGGGACGGACGACCGGAGCAACCTGCAACCCCTCTGCCATGCCTGCCACAGCCGCAAGACCGTCCGGGAGAACGGCGGGCGTGCGGTGACACGATGAGGGGGGGATCAAATGTTTGGTGCTACCACCGGAAGACCGCATAGGGCAGGTGGATTTTTGTTTGTGCAAAATGGGGGGAGGGGGTCAACCGGGATATGGCGGGACGTAAGCCGTTGCCGACACATTTGAAAATGGTTCGCGGGACGCTGCAGAAATGCCGGATGAACCCGGATGAGCCAACCCCGGACCCGGAAATCCCCGACGCGCCGCCGCACCTGTCGCCGGAAGCGCGGGAGGAATGGGAACGGCTGGCGCTCGAACTGTATGAACTCGGCATCCTGTCCACCATCGACCGGGCGGCACTGGCGGCCTACTGCCAGGCCTATGGACGGTGGGTCGAGGCGGAAGAGCAGCTCCGCAACATCGACGGCACCATGAAGCTCACGGAAACGACCTCAAACGGCAATATCATCCAGAACCCTCTGGTGGGTATCGCCAACAAGTCGCTGGAACTGATGCACAAGTATTTGACCGAGTTCGGCATGTCCCCGAGCAGCCGTACCCGTGTCAGCGCAAAGAAAAAGACGGGCGAGAAAAAGGGCTTCGCGGCCTTGTAGGAAACATCATGGCAAAGGAACCGACATATCCCCACGTTGAAGCCGCGCTTCGGTACGCCCGCGATGTTGTTGCCGGGCGGATTTTGGCGTGCCAGTGGGTGATCCTCGCCTGCAAGCGCCAGCTCGACGATCTGGGAAGGTGGGACGGCGTTGACGGCGCTCCGTATTTCTTTGACCGCGCCGCCGCCGAGCGGGTGATCAAGTTTGAGGAGATGATGCCCCACGTCAAAGGGGAATGGGCGCGCAAGCGCATGACCCTGAAACTAGAGCCGTGGCAGAAGTTCATCCTCTCCACGCTGTTCGGCTGGAAGCGCGCCAAGGACGGGCTGCGGAGATTCCGGGAAGCCTATATTGAAGTGCCGCGCAAGAACGGCAAGTCCTGCTTCGTGGCTCCGATGGGCCTTTACATGCTCGTTGCGGACGGCGAAGAGGGCGCGGAAGTGTACTCCGGCGCCACTACGGAAAAACAGGCGTGGGAAGTGTACGGCCCCGCGCAGATCATGGCCAAGCGCGCCGAAGGCTTCATGGAGCACTACGGCGTGGACGTCCGCGCCAAGAATATGAACCTCATTGGTTCCGCGTCCAGATTCGAGCCGTTGATCGGTGATCCCGGCGACGGCGCGTCGCCGCACTGCGCCATCGTTGACGAATACCACGAGCACGACAGCCCGCGCCTGTACGATACCATGATCACCGGCATGGGCGCACGCCGCCAGCCTTTGATCATCGTCATCACCACGGCGGGCTTCAACCTTGGCGGCCCCTGCTATGACATGCGGCTCCGCGCCGGGAAGGTTCTTGATCGCACGCTTCAGGATGAGGAACTGTTTGCCATCGTTTACACCATCGACGCCGAGGACGACTGGAAGAGCCCCGAGGCACTGCGGAAGGCGAACCCGAATTTCGGTGTTTCTGTCATGGAAGACTACCTGCTGGCGCAGCAGTTGAAGGCCATCCAGAACCCCTCGAAGCAGAATACGTTCAAGACCAAGCACCTGAATATCTGGTGCAACGCCCGCGCCGCCGCGTTCAACATGACGAACTGGGAGAAGTGCGCCGATCCCGGCCTGTCGCGGGGACGCTTCGCCGGGAAGCCCTGTTTCATGGGCCTTGATCTCGCCAGCAAGGGCGATTTGAACGCCGTTGTGTACCTCTTCCCGGAAGACGGCGGGACGTATGCGCTGTTTGCCGATTTTTTCCTTCCCGAAGACGCGCTTGAATCCACCCAGAATGCGGACATCTACCGGGGGTGGGCTTCCGAAGGCTGGATCACGCTCACCCCCGGCGGGATGGTCGATTACGACGCCATAGAGGAACATATCCTTGAGCAGGCCAAGCGTTTTGAGGTGCGGGAATGCCCCTATGACCCGTATCAGGCGGCGCAGCTTGTGACGCATCTGGCGGATTCCAGCCTGACGATGGTGGAGTTCGGGGCCACGGTGAAAAATTTCTCCGATCCTTTCAAAACGCTGATCGCGTTGGTGGATGCCGGGAAGATTCGCCATGACGGAAATCCCGTCCTGACGTGGTGCATGTCCAATACGGTCTGTTTCACGGACGCCAAGGACAACATCTATCCCCGGAAAGACCGTTACGAATACAAGATCGACGGCGCGGTGGCCGCGATCATGGCGCTTGGTCGGGCGCAGGCCGTGCCGGAAGAAGGATCCGGCGCTGTCATCACGCAAGGTTTCGTTGACCTGTGGGGGGATCTGTAATGGCGGGCATGAGAAGGAATCCCCTTGCCACACGCCGCACCGGGCGGCCTCAGAATGCCAGCATATCCGGCGGGGCCTCTTTTTCCGACTTCTCCGAACTGTTCGGCATGGGCGCGCCGGTGGCTTCCGGGCAGGTTGTGACGCCCGAGTCCGCCATGCGCTTCTCGGCGGTGTTCGCCTGCGTCCGACTGCTCGGCGGCGCGGTGGCTTCGGCTCCGGTGAAGGTCTACCTGCGGGAAGGCACGGAACAGCGCCAGCTTGCCCACGGGCACCCGCTGGCGGACGTGCTGCGCCTGCGGCCCAACCGATTCATGACGTCCACCACGTTCTGGAAAACCTTTGTCGCCCACAAGGTGCTTCAGGGGAACGGCTACGCCCACATCATCCGGGCGCGTTCCGGCGAACCCGTGGGGCTGTATCCCCTGAACCCGCGCAACGTGGTTGTCTATTGGGCATGGGAACTCGGGCTTGATCAGCGGCTCGGCGTGGAGCGGAACAGGCTGTTCTACCGGGTGACGTTCGAGGACGGGCAGGCGCGGCTCTACGATCAGGACGACATGCTGCACGTCCCCAATGTCGGCTGGGACGGCAAGCGGGGCCTGTCCACCATTTCGGCGGCGGGGCAGGGGATCGGCCTCGGGCTGGCGGCGGAAGAGTCCAGCGCCCGGTTTTTCAGCAACGGGATGCTGTCGAAAATCGCCCTGACCTATCCGGGCAAGCTCGATCCTAAAGTAGCCGACGATCTGCGGGAGTTTTTCGACGCCCGGTATACGGGCACGGCCAACCACCACCGCCCATTGCTTCTCACTGAAGGCGGCGAGGCCAAGACGTTGAGCATGTCCGCGGAAGACGCGCAGCTTATCGAATCCCGGCAGTTCTCGGTCATCGACATTTGCCGTTTCTTCGGCGTTCCCCCGGTCATGATCGGGGAGACGGAAAAGACCTCATCGTGGGGGAGCGGCGTCGAGCAGATGGCCCGCTGGTTTACGACCTTCACCCTGAACGATCACCTGACCGCCATTGAACAGGAGCTTGAGGCCAAGCTGTTCCGGGACGGTTTCTTTGCCGAGTTCGACGAATCCGAGCTGACCCGTGGCGATACCAAGACGCGGGGCGAGTTCTACCGTATTGCCCGAGGTTCCATGCAGGAGC